CCAGTCGCGGCATGCTTCGGGCGTGGAAGACTTAATGGCTTCGATACCCATAATCTTAAGCTTAGGCTGTTTGTATTGTACGCCTTCGGAGTTATGCACGTTTAGGATGTAGCGTTTCTTTGCCTGCCAAATGCCACGATCGGCGATTACCTCCCGATCCATAACCTGCCGCTGCTCGAACGTATTCATCTTGGTGTGCACGTTTTGCATTGCAGCGCCAAAGATCTTATTGAAGTGGGTTTCACATACTTGGTCGAGGAACTTAACTGGATCTTTTGGACTCATCTTTTCAATGAGAGGTGCAAAGTTGACATAGACAGAATCGGTGTCGATAGCAATGACATAGTCTTGGTTGTCTGTGCCAAGCATTCGGTTAAGCTCAAGGTTAATAGTTTTCTCGCAAGTCTTAATGATATACTGACCTGTCATAGTAATACCTTCGGCAATACGTAGATCGAAGTAGCGATACCAACGGTTGCCAATAGCACCAAACAGAGAGTTCATAAGAATCTTAATAGCCATTTGCTTATTCTCACACGTAGAGATTTCGCGCTCGAGCTCTTTAGTCTGCATGATTTCGTATTTCTTTTTGGCTTCGAGCATTTGGTGCTTGACCTGCTTACGCTCGGAGTAGTAGTCTACGACAATCTGCGGGAAGATACCTTGCCCGTCGTTGCTGAACATAGTGCCGTTTGCTGCCAGTGATCCTTCGGGCTTTTGCTCGGGATCATTCTGCACATAGTAGTCTACGCCTGATGCCATGGAGCGATTCTCGATAAGCTTTTCCGGTGACATATTCCATTCGGCAATAATGTTTGGATATAGAGATGCAAGGTCAAAGCTAACCACCCAGTCGTATATACCAGGAACAACAGACTTAACATAACCACCGACGAAGGCAGCATTCATAGCTCCAAGTAAACCTTTGTCACGCATAGCCGGAACCACGATGCCTTTCTGATGTAGCTCGCGGTAAACGATTGAATCCCAGATTGCAGTAGTACCAAACACGTCGCCGTAGTTAACACCGGCTTTATAGGCAATAGTAAAGCATAGACCAATAAGGTCCATTTTGTCATCCATGCGCTCGACAAGCTCGACGTCTTTAATGTTATAGTCGACGTATAGTTGTGGATTCTCTTTATACAGATTCTTAAGCGAACCGTATTCTTCGTAGGATAGCTTCTTCTCGCCAAGTACTACGGAGGCAATGTGATCCAGTTTATAGGATTCTTGCGGACCATATTGGTATGCAAACTTCTGGAACAGGTCGTAGTAATCAAGTTGGGCAATACCCATCATGACATACGAATCCATGTTCTTGCCTTTAAAGTTAATAGACTTTTTGTAGACCCTATTCCATGGGGAAAGACGCATAGCTACTTCTTCGCCCGCGATGCGTGTGATACGATTAACAAGGTAGTGGATATCAAAGAAGCGCACGTTCCAGCCAGTAACTGCATCGGGATAATCTTTGCACCACCAATTCATAAACTTAGCAAGTAGTTCTACTTCGGACTTAGCATAATGATATTGGATAGTAAGGTGCGTCATTACAGACTTATCGATATCCCATTCGCAGGTAGTGAATACGTGGTATACCATAGACTTAGATGATTTACACGTGATAGCGGTAACGGGATGTTCGGCGGTGTCAGGATGCGGAAAGCCATCTTCGGAATGGACTTCGATGTCCAGGTTAACCGAGTTAATCATCTTCTGATCGTACTTGACTTCGCCAGGGTATTTGTCCTGCAAGAACTGCATTACCGGCCGATCTGACCCGTAGTACTTAAAGCCTTGCAGACCTTCTTTATCTTTTACCCATTCGCGCATTTCGTTAGGCGATTGGAATTGGAATGGTTCGACCATTGTACCATCCACCGTATGCAGAGAGGTAGGCGATTTGCCACCTTGTGCTTTTAGGTATAGGCTAGGTTCATATTTGTATTTGTGCATGATTGCGGTACCATTATCGGTATAGCCACGGTAGCACATTCGGTTATTAATAACTTCGACGGATGTATAAAAGCTCATAAAGACTCCATGATGAATGATATTGTTATTACTATACCACATTATTTAGGGGATGTAAACAAAAAAGTGGACACTAACCGAAATTAATGTCCACAAGTCTGGTTATTTGTTTAAAAGCTCACGGTGCATCTTTGCGCACTTTTCTGCTTCTTCGTGATATCCTTGAGTACGCAGAGCCGAAGCGGCTCGAGCATATCCAATAAGTTCACACTTTCTCATTAGCTTAGAACCCAATCCTGCAAAAGGACTGGCGATAAGGTTATACGCAATAGTAGTCATTACATATCTCCTCTAGGCTTATACTCAAGTTCATGGGCAACATGAAAGATTTCTCCGCGGGAGAGACCAATGTCACGCAATTCTTTATTCGATAATCTACCTAATTCTTTAATAGTATTATGAGCATTTCTTGCTTGAGTAAAAGATACCATCACGTTGCGTGTGAATTTAGAAATTCTGTGAAAGCTTTTCGTTGAGTAGCTGTGAGCTGTTTGTAGTAGTTCCATTTTGGCGTTCCTCGTTTTTACCAATGTTAATTTTACGAGGACGCTGATCTTCAGGGATAACATACTTCAATGTGATTGCAAGTATACCGTCGATGATGTCAGCTCCGTGCACATGCACGTTTTCAGACAGCCGAAAGGTGCGTTTGAACTTCTTCGTGGAAATACCACGATGAATGTATTCGCGACCCTTTTTAACATGTTCACCTGTTACGGTTAACGTTCGTTGATGAACTTCTACGTTAATACCTTCCCGACTAAATCCTGCAACTGCCAATTCGATTAGGTAATCTTCATCGGTAGTCTTAATGATATTATGCGGCGGATAATGGTCTTGAGCGTGCTTTGCAGTAAACTCAAGTTCATTAAAGATATGTTCGAATCCCACAAAAGATGAGCGTGGGAATAGTTGTTTCATGCCTGTCATTGTTTTCTCCTTTTAACAGCAAGATATTAAGGCCAGATTATCTGCACCTTAATATTAATGGAGAGCTAACCGTGGCTCTCCGCGGATGTGTTACGGCATCACCCGATCTGCTATTTGTTGCCTATATTGTACTTTGGGCATAATTCCCATTGATCTTTCTCTTTATGAGACAAGATCTTGATCTGACGCATAGGCGCAAGGTCAGTAGGCTTAGCTCCTACAATAGAAAGTAATCCCCAGTCGCTTAGAAGCTGTGTGATAGTATTCCGACGAAATACATCATTCTCTTCTAGGTTAGACTTTTTTCCATCGAGCATAAAAAGCTCTTTGAAGTGCACAATAAAGTATCTGCCTTGCTTATGTAGGATATGGCAAGACTGATATAGTTTTTGATCTTTTCGGGAAGCGACCCCGATTCGCGTTAACGTCTCTTTAACTTTTAGAAAGTCGTCTGGCTCCTCAAGAGAGATCTCAAGCATAGAAGCCGGAGACCACTCGTATAATTTATTTTCATCATCCATCAGCTTGTTTCATTTCTGTTAATTAGTTACATAGTATTTATGATGATTTAGGTCTTGCCTTCCTACCGCCTTTATAGAGCTTTTGCTCCATAGCAGATATCTGATCAGCAGTTAACAGGTGCATGATCTGACGGGCTTTATCGTTTGAATAGCCGTAGTATTCTTTTACGATTGCAATAGCTTCTGGCTTTGACGCTTTTGCCCATTTAGAGAACCGCTTTTTCTTTCTTACGGTGCCAAGCAGAAAGTCGAACTGAAGTCTACTACCGGCATGGGCATTCTGATTCATCTCATTCGCGATAAGAACTGTATCGTGGAAATAAGACAAGTTGCGATTAACAAGAAAGCCATTGTAAGCCTTCTCGTCAATATCGTCTAGCATAATATCTTTGCCGGTGTTAACGGCTTTTACATATTCATAGGGGTTCATGGCCAAAATCACACTCCGTTTGATTGTCCCAGATTATACTCATTCTATCACACAATAGGTCTTTTGTTAACCCCGAAGTGTCGCTTTTTAACATATCATAGCCATTAAGTTCCAGCTGGGGATACATCTTATATTGCAAATCGTTTGTTTGATCCACCATCTTATATTCCATGCCCCAGTCGTCAAGCTTTTCTTTAAGCATATGACAGTAGACGCACCTGTCTTTCGTGTACATAGTAAGCATAATAATTCCTAAAAAGGGATGGAGTCAATAAGTAGACGGGATAGAAATTGCAGACGCATAACGTCCATTACAATATCGTGACGGGGATCGTGTGCAACAAATTTAGTTTCAAGACCTTCTGGAATAAAAGAATCCTTAATGTCTTCGCCCCATGTCATACCATCAATAGTGCTTTTAACGTCGCGCGTGATCCACCATGCGTGTGGTAGTGTATTGCCAAACTGCTGACATGCAAATTGAACGAATACAGGGTCAAAGGAATTGTTGCGAGAATAAGCAACGTCAGGAGCCATGTTGCCTATGTAGCCTATGAACTTTGAATAAAGCTCTTTTAGATCCACATCGCTCTTGCTTGGGATCAGCAGTTTTTGTGCTGCCGCTCCTTGGCTTCCCCACCACTTTAACGTTTCAGGACAGACTTTGCGGCCATGTTCTTTAACTTGCTGATTCACATCGAACTTAACTAAGTGAGTTAAGCTTAGAAGCTCCTCGTAGGTATAATCGCCTCCATTGCCAATTCCATATTGAACACGACGTGTATCAAACTTAAGCATTGCAATGTTAACAATCACACCGCGATATTGATCCTGACTTAAGGTTTCAATATCGTAGATAAGGCCTTTTTCCATTATTTGAACTCCACACTAGACATAATTTCGGTTAGGCATGCTACCACATTAATTTCGAAGTCTGCAACGAAAGAATGCTTATATTGGTAGTCTGCAAGGATAAGCACTAAAGCTGGGATAGACTGCGGCAGTACTTTGCCGCTCATACGATCGTAGATACCACGGAAGATAGCGCTTGCATCAGTATCTATGTTGTTAACAACCCACTGTCGCATAGCCTTAAAGTCTTTGCCTTTCAGTGCTGCAAACAGCTTATCGAAGGATGCGTCGCTAACATTTTCCATAACACCCGAATCGATCTTACCCGACACACTATAACGTTGGCATTCGTTAATGACCCGACGCCAATCAGGAGCATACTTAATAATAAGATCTGCCACTGGCTTCTGGTCGAATTGAACGTTTTCGGTGTTTAGGATATACTCAAGGCGCTTAAAGAATTGGCCTGCAAGTCCTGCCATATCTTTCTTAGATGTATTGAATTCGTATACGCCACACCGGGAGTGGAGTGGTTCAATGATACGGTTCTTAAAGTTACATGTAAGGATAAAGCGGCAGTTATTGCTGAACTCTTCGATAAAGCCACGCAAAGCTGGTTGTGTTGATTGGGGGTTAAGGTAGTCTGCTTCGTCGAGAATAACGACTTTGTATCCGCCTGATAGCGATACGGTAGATGCAAACTGACGGATCTTACCACGAAGGGTTTCAATATTACCTTCTTCAGATCCGTTAATGATAATGTAGTCTAAGCCAAGCTCATTGCACAATGCTTTAGCTACGGTTGTTTTACCAAGACCAGCACTGCCGGTAAGTAAGCAGTTTGGGATTTCACCAGTGTCTCGGATTTCGGTAAAGGTCTTTTTAAGGCCTGCAGGAAGAATGCAGTCATCGATAGTTTGTGGGCGGTATTTTTCGACCCAAAGATATTCAGACATAGAGAACCTTTCATAATAAAATAAAGTTAGCAGTTTCTACACGTGCTAAGGTGACAAACAAGTTTATGAGTTTACCGGATCATCGTTTTCAGTTTCTGGTTCGTCCAGGGCTGATTCAGCCATTTGAACCAGCTGCATACACTGATCGCGCAAACGACCAATAGTGCTAAGCTCTTCTCCTTTAATAGCGCCACGCTGTGTCATCATGTCGATAACAGCCATTGCGCTACGTCCGACCTGTTGGCCTACTGTTGCGAATTCTTTATTCATATTAAGCTCCGTATTTGCTGTGTTTTTCAAGTGCGATAAAGTAATCCATCTTAAAGAGGGGATTCTCCATAAGCTGGAAATGCGAGATGCATTTAGAGGAAAGTTGAACGGTATAAGAACCAGACACCAACTTCTTTAGATTGGAAACGCTAAGATAGAACGCAAAGGTTGTATCTTCTTCCAATGAACCCGGCACGTCGATCGCGAACGTGTTCGAGGTAGGATTCTCATGGTCACACACAGTAAGCGAGATTGCGCCGTTGTTTGGTGTGATTGAGATTTCGTTATGACCCATAGCGCCTGCTGCACGAGTAAGTCGTGTAAGCGTTTCTTGATCAAGGGTAAAGGTTACATCTTTCGACGGCATAGTAACCGTCTTAGTGGACTGGGTAAGCATAGACACATCGGAGAAGTAATACTTGATTTTAGACCGACCGGATGCATCGCTAATAGTAGCTACTTTTTCGTCTGCAGTAAGCTCGGGATCGGTAACAAGTCCAAGCACGCTTAGGAATTCATTTAGATCGTAAATGCCCATCTGTGTTGTGAACTCGTCGCTAACGACTGCGGTTGCTAATACATTTTTGGCTTCAGCCATTGTTTTAATCTCTGTGCCCGGGTTGATTACCAGGTTAGGATTAATCTGCGCAAAGTTCTTGAGAACCTGCATTGTGCCTTCATTTAATTCCATTATATACTCCATTGATGTTTGTTATTGTTAGTATTATACTATAGTCGAACACGGATGTAAACCCCCTATGTGACTTTTGAGAAATTCTTTTCTTTGACAAACTCTAGCTTACGCTTGAACTTGCCATCAAGGATTTCACCCTTATGTGAGATTACAAATACGTTGGTATCATTGTCCAGCGTATAGAGAATCTTCATTAGGTTATCCACGCCATCATGATCTAGTGACGAATCAAACGTTTCGTCCAGGATAAGAAGGTTGGTGGATACGCTATTCTTCATCTTGGCAATCATACGCCAAGTGAATAGTAGTGCCAGGTCGATCCGTTGCTTTTCGCCTTCGCTGAATGAGCTATAGGAGAATGCATCGCGGTGACGAGACCGGATCGTTTCTTTGAACTCTTGGTCGAGGTTAAAGTGCACGAAGAAGTCTAGGGTCTGCAGATATGTATTCACCAGGTTATTAATTACTGGTAGATACTGCTTAATGACTTTAGTCTTAATGCCACTATCCTTAAGCATTTCTTGCATGACACCATTGTATGCCATTTGTTCGTTTAACTTGAACTTAGTCTCTCTTAGAGTATCACGGTTTGTTTTTAGTTCGTCTAGCTCTTCGCGCGCAGTCGCGAGGTCTCCGTCTCTGCTTTGTAGACGTTCAATAGACTTTTGCAACGTATCGATGTTGGACTGTAGTCTACGGATCTCTTGGTTGTTAGCGTTAATGCTTGAGCTTTTAGTTCTGAATGCCTCCATTAGGTCAGTATACTTAACAATGTGTTCAGTCACAGACTTACCTTCATCGTCTGCTTGGCGCATTGCCGACTGTAGTTCTCTTGCTTTACCCTTTGCTTTTTCAAGCTTAGCACTACGGATATCTTCTGCAATATCCTGTGTGCAGGTAGGACATGCTGCATTCTGTTCATAGAATTTAGTATCGTTCACAACCTGTTTTGCTTGGCCGTCGAACTGAGCACGGTAATGCAATAGGTTAGTCTTACGGTTGTTTGCCTTCTTAAGCCCTTCAAGAATGCTGGTGTCTTGACCTTCGATCTCTGCACTAACGGTAGCGTTCAGGTTTTGCAATGCAGTGATATCCTTATTGGTATCACCTACTTGGGTAACCTTATCGCTAATCTCTTCCTCGTTCATTGCAGTAATATTACGAATGTATTTGGTTTGGGTCTCGATACGATCTCCAGTCATATCAAGGTGGTATGCATTATCCTTCAGGGATTCTTTTACGGTTACATTCTT